GTCGCCTCAGGCGACTGAGACTCTTGGTTGGCGTACTACTGCTTCGTCAAAGCCGTTGGCTATTGACGAACTTGTGGCTGCTATCCGCAATGAGGATATTATTATTTACTGCTATAAGACCATTGGGGAGTTGCGTACATTTGTTCGCAAGGACAATGGTAAGATGGCTGGTTCTCCTCATGACGACAGAACAATGAGTTTGGCTATTACAAACCAAATGTTAAAGTATGTTTGGCTTCCAGAGTACCGTGGCGATGTTAATGTACCAAAAAACAGTCTTTTGTGGTGGGAACAGCACCTTTTTAGTGATGTTGGAGAGGGAAAAATACCGATTGGTGCGCATAATATTCGTTCCACGACTCAAAATCCTCTTTAAAGAACAAGATTAGTATTAATATGGAAGTTTATCGTTTTGAATGCACTAAGTGTGGTCGTGAAAAGACCGCCGAAGTTCGTCCACGCCGTGGTGATATATGTTTTGGATGCCATGTGAAGACTATTGACCTTGGTTTCCGTTATGGAAAGGAAAATTTCCATGGTCCTACTATTCGTGAGCGTCAGCAACATATTGTTGCAGACGCAGCAGCCAAAGGTATTAACGCTGTTCCTGCAAAGGATTATGGTTTCTAATGAATTGGCTGGTCCCTATTGTGGTTGCCATTATTGGTGGTCCAGTTGTGGTGTTGTTGCAACTGCTCCGTAGGGAAAATACCAGCCAACACGCAGAATCTAGAAATCTACTGGAACATGTTGCTGTAAAAATTGATAAAGTTTCCGATAAATTGGATGAACATATAAAGGATGGTCATAATGGCTAAGTTCAATATTAAACCAGAGCAAAAGGCTGCTTTTGCCTCGTATGTGCGTAGCGCAAGCGCAACAGTGTTGACTGTTGTTATTGCTGGTGAAACTTCTCCACGCATGATTTGGTCTGCTTTTGTGGCAGCGTTTCTTCCTCCTATTGTTCGTTGGCTTAACCCCAAGGATGCATCTTTTGGACGGAGCAAGTAATGGCTAAGAAGCGAGGACCAGCAATTACTGGATTGCATTCCCAAGGTATTAGTGATATTGCACGCCAGTTGGCAAAAGCCGCAGCAAAGAAGGCTATGAGGCAGACGGCTTCGGCTGCAAAGTCAAAGGCTGCTAAGCAAGTTGCTACAAAAAATGCTACTGCAGCAGCAAAGAAGAAAGCACAGGAAGAGGCTTATGAAAGAATGCTGGAAAGAGCATTAAAGAAAAGCCCAACTGGTTCTATTGGTGGTTCGGAGATTATGGATATTGGTCGCCGTGCATCACATTATTATAAGGGGAAGTAATGCCTCCAAAGAAACCGCAAGGATTTATTGATGATGCTGTAAAGGCTGCAGCCAAGGCTGCTGCCAAGAAAGCAAAACAAACAGCAACTAATGCTGCTGCTAAGAAAGTTTCTGCTGCAGCAAAAACCAAGGCTGCTAAGAAGGTTGTGGCTAAGACAACCAAGAAGGCTGCATCTAAGGCTAACCCTAGGAACTCGTATGTTTTGGGTCGCACTGTTGTTCATGGTTCACCAGTTCGTGGTTTAAAAACAATTACACCAAAGAAAGGTTCAAAGGCTTTGCCAGATGAATCTGTTGTGTTTGTTTGGGACCCTAAGGATTTTAGCAAGCGTGGTTTAATTGCCAACTCTGTTAAGTCTTACACTCAAAATAGTGGTTCTGTTTATATTGGTAAAGTTCCACGCTCTGGCTATAAGAAAACAGTACATGGTGTTGGTGCATCCTCTAAACCAATGAAGGTTAAAAAGGAAATTATTGACACCAACAAGATTGGTGATATTGACAAAGGTCTTGAGCGTGGTTTACTGCGCCATGGTGCTATTAAGAAACCAACCAAGGCTGGTGCAAAGTCCAAGGTTAAGAAAGTTACTCGTAAAGTTGAAGATGTTGCTAGAAAAAATAAAAAAGTTTCTCGTAAACTTAGTCAAATTCAAAGTAGGAATTCGGTTGTATAATGCCTATTCGTAAAAGCGCAATCACAGGATTACATTCCCAAGGTATCATTGACGACATCTTTAAGGCATCTGGAAAAAAAGTTATTCATGCAGTACGCCGTACTGTACAGGATGCTGTTCATGCCGAAGCACGGCTTGCTACTAGAACTGCTGCTGCAGCAAAATCTAAGGCTAAGTCTGAAATTACACAAGGCAAAAAGGTTGTTGGAGTTAAAAAGGGTTTTGCTAAGCAGGTTGGTATTAAAACTGGACCTGATGGTAAGCCACTTAAGGTTGACGGTAAAATTGTCCGTGTAAAACCAAAGATTAAAACCAAGAATCCTACGAAGCGTACTGCTAAGGCTGGAAATAAAACTGCTGCTGCTCAAGTCAGAATTGCTGATATTAATTCCCGTGTGCCGAAGAAAACGGCAGCACGGGCTGAGGCTTATACTGCTATTCGTGACAGCAAAATGTTCAAGGCTAGGGCTTTCTTTCCTGATGAGGCTTCGTTCCAACGAGCATTGAAAGAAGAGGCACGAGATATCCGTAAAGCCACCAAGAACATCAAGGGTGGACCGAAAGTGAAGAAGAAGTAATATGGCTAGAAAGTCAAAATCAGACAAACTTGCTAGTTACCGCAAGCATCTTGAAGCATCAAAAAAGTGGCGCAAAGACGAAGGCTTTGACGCAACATGGCGCAGACTAGTTGACCTATACAAAGGCAAGCATTACGATGCCTATAGCGATGAAGACCGTATGTTGATTAACATTGCGTTCTCCACTATTAATGTTATTGGTCCTGCTGTTGCTGTTAACTATCCTAAGATTACTGTTAATGCTGTTAAGCCTGACAACGCTGCTCAGGCAGTCGTTGCCGAGGCAGTTGTTAACTACTGGTGGAAGTATCGTGACATCCGTAGCGAGTTCCGCCGTGCAGTTAAAGACCTGTTGATTTCTGGTCATGGCTGGATTAAAACTGGTTATCGTTTTGTTGAAGAAGCAGTTATTACTGAAGATGGTGACGACAACGACCCCGTGATGGGTGGTGAGGCTACGACAAACAGCGTTATCCTTCAGGACTCTCCGTTTGCTGAGCGTGTGTCTCCGTTTGATATTTTTGTTGACTGTGACGCTACTAGTATGCATGACATTAAGTGGATTGCTCAGCGTATTCGCCGTCCTATTGGCGAAGTAAAATCTGATAAGCGTTATAACAAGACGGCTCGTGAGAATGTTACTATTGCTGCTGTTGGTCGCTATAGTGAGGACCCTAGTGTTCGTAAGGTTTATGACAAGAATTATGGTTATGCCGAAATTTGGGAATATTATGACATCCAAAACAATGTTATGTGTGTCTTCTCGGAAGGTGGCGAGTCGTTCTTGGTTGACCCAATGCGGATGCCATATGCGTTTGGTCATCCATTTGTTATGTTACGCAACTATGATGTCCCTGATTGTTTTTATCCAATGGGCGACCTTGAACAGATTGAACCGCTACAAAGAGAACTGAACGAGACACGCTCACAGATGATGAATCATCGTAAGCGTTTTGCTCGTAAGTATCTCTATAAGGAATCGGCGTTTGACCAGTTTGGTCGTCAGGCTTTGGAGTCTGACCAAGACAATGTTATGGTTCCTGTTATTTCTGATGAACCACTTGGTGGTGTTATTACACCTATGCCTGCTGTTATTTCTCCTCCAGAGTTTTATAACCAGTCACAGTTGATTACTGACGACATTAACCGTATTACTGGTTTGCCTGAGTTTATGTCGGGTGGTTTGCCTGAAATTCGCCGTACCGCTACTGAAATCAGTGCGGTGCAGGACGCTGCTAACGCACGCACTTCAGATAAGTTGTCTATTGTTGAGATTGCTATTTCCGAGGTTGCACGCCGTATGTTGATGCTTGCACAGCAATACATGACTGGTGAACAGGTTGCACGCATTTCGTCCAAGGATGGCGAACCTATGTGGGTTACTTATGACCGTGACTATCTTGAAGGTGACTTTGACTTTGAGGTTGTTGGTGGTTCTACACAGCCACATAACGAGGCTCAACGCCGTCAGATGGCTTTGCAGATGGTTGACGCTATGGCTCCGTTTGCTGGTGCAGGAATTGTTAACATGCAGGAACTTGCTGGATATGTACTGTCTCAGGGATTCAACATCAAGAACCCAGAGAAGTTTTTGTCCACGCCTCCACCGCCTATGGCTCCTGAGGGTGGCGTACCACCTGAGGGTGGAATGCCACCTGAAGGTATGCCACCACAGGGAATGGTTCCGCCTGAGCAAATGCCACCACAGGGTGGTTTACCACCCGAAGGTGGTTTACCTCCTGAGATTATGGCTATGTTGCAGCAAGGACAAATGGGTGGTTAATTATGGCTGAGAAAGACCCTCTTGTGCCGTGGGGTTATGCACCTCCAACTAAAAACAAACCTGACGAGTATGGTCGTATTCGTTTGTCTCAAATACCTAATGACCCTTTGTTCAAGGCTTTGGACCCTGCTTTTGCTGCAAATATTTTGCGTATGATTACAGATAATCCTTCTATTGGTATTGCTGAAAGTGGACGAACAGAAAAAGGTGTTACCGATTTATTCTTTAAGCGTTATAAACCAACAAATGAAAAACTAGATATTAATGACCCTAAAGTTTATAAGGCTTTTTCTGAAGGTAAATATAAAGAATATGAAGGTAAAATTTATAAACTAAAAAAGGGAATGTCTGCGGCTGCAGTTCCAGGTGCTAGTTATCATTCAAGAGGTTTTGCTTTTGACATGGCTGGTAACCATGATTTGGCTGGTAAAGTTGCTAAAAATTATAATATAAATCAAGTTCTTAGCACTAATGAGGATTGGCATTTTCAACCAATGGGTTCACCTGATGGTTTCCGTGTTATTAAGTTCCTTAGAGACAATTATGGTTATGACATTGTTAATAATCCACTTCCACAGGATGCTTTGGATTATATTAATAAAAACTTTTCTAGCAATGCGCCTTCTCATCCTAAGCATGTTTTGGACAATATTGAAAGATTGCTTCGGGTTAAACCCAAGAAGACACCTACGCCACCTACTGGCAAAGGCAAGATTTATGGTTCTAAGGGGGTTGTACCTACCAATGGTCGTTTTACGCCCCATAGTAACATTATGCCACCTCGTTTAGGTGGCTATTAGAACAAGAATCTTATATATAGAGCAACCATTAGGACTCTAGGAGAAAAAAATATGAGCGATGAATTCGCAGCCGTATCTGATGTGGAACCCATTTCAACAGATGTTGAATTTGATGGTGGGTCACCCGATTCCAGTGAGGTAGTTGAAACCACAGAATCACCAGTTCTTGATGTTAGCGAGTATTCGGATTACCGAATTCCTGTTAAACTTGATGGTGAGGAACTGCAAGTTCCACTTTCTGAGGCGATTGCTGGTTATCAGCGTCAAGCAGATTATACACGCAAGACGCAGGAATTGGCTGAGCAGAGGCAATCTTTAGAGTTTGCTGCTACTCTCCAGTCTGCACTTGACAATGACCCTGCTGGAACTTTGGACCTACTGGCTCGTCATTACGGCATTTCTCGTGCGCAAGCACAAGAAATGGTTGATGACCTAGATTCTCAATATGAGGATTTAGACCCAGTGGAACGAAAGATGCGTGAACTTGACCAGCGTATTGCACAGTTTGAGGAGCATCAATCGCAACAGGCGATTGAAGCGGAAATTAACCGTTTGCAATCCAAGTATGAGGATTTCAACAAAACAGAGGTTGTTAATGCTGCTATTAAGGCAGGGACAACCGACTTGGAAGCAATGTATAAGCAGATTGCATTTGACCGTTTTATGAAGCAAAAAGAATTAGAAACTGCAGCGCAGCAGGCTAAGCAACAGAGAGAATCTCAGGTTGTTCAGCAGAAGCGTGAAGCAGCGGTTGTGTCGGGTGGCTCTTCGGCTACTAGTTCTACAACTACTGAATCTATTGCTCCTATTTCGTCTATTGCTGATGCTTGGGCTGCTGCCAAGCAACAATATAACGCCAATTTTTAATAACTAGGAGAAAATATAATGGCTGGAAATAGTAATTTTGATGCAATTCTTTCAACTACGCTTGCGAACTATCGTGACCAGTTGACAGACAATGTGTTTACGGCTCGTCCGTTGACATACCACCTTATGGACAAGGGTCGTATCCGCATGGTAAATGGTGGTACGAAGATTGTTGAGCCTTTGATTTATGGTCAGAACTCAACTGTCAAGCCATACAGTGGTTATGACTCTATTGACCTTACCCCTCAGGAAGGCATCTCGGCTGCTGAGTTTGATTGGAAGCAGTACGCTGCTTCTATCGCAATTAGCGGTATTGAAGAAGCAAAGAACAATGGCGAGCAGGAAGTTATCAACCTGTTGGAAGCCAAGATTATGCAGGCTGAAGAATCACTTCGTGAAGGCTTCAACCAGATGTTTTTTGGTGACGGAACCGACACCCTTGGTGCTGGTGGTACTAACTCAGGTAAGTCTTGGAACGGTCTTGGTAACTTGATTGAATCAGGCAACACTGTTGGTGGTATTAACTCGGCTTCAGGTCAGGGTAACGACTGGTGGCGTTCATACGAGCAGAACACTGCAGGTGCTTTGACTCTTGCACAGATGGCTACTGCTTACAACAGCGTTTCTGTTGGTAATGACCATCCTGACATGATTCTTACTACTCAAACATTGTTTGAAAAGTACGAGGCACTTTTGCAACCACAGTTGCGTTACACCGATACTCGTACAGCAGATGCTGGTTTCCAGAACCTGTTGTTCAAGTCGGCTCCTGTAACTTATGATGTCCACGCACCTGCGGGTACGATGTTCTTCATCAACTCTAAGTACATCAGCCTTGTTGGTCACTCGGAGAAGTGGTTCCAGAACACAGCGTTTGTTCGTCCTGAAAACATGGATGCTCGTTACGCTCTTATCATGTGTTATGGTAACCTTACTATCCGTAACCGTGCTAAGCAGGGTAAGTTGACTGCTAAGACTGCTTAATTAGTAGTTGTAATATTATGTATTGATGGGGGAGTGGATTTTATCCCTCCCCCATCTTTCTGTTTAAACAAGAGAGAGTTTTATTATGCTTCAAAAAGATGAAGGTTCAAAGCGGAAATTTAAAGCACCAAATATGGGTTCTTGGAAATTTCCTAAATCACGAGGTGCTAATGCTTCAGAGTATCGTCTTCCTATGGCTACTTCGTGGCGTATGGGAATGGAAAGAAATCGTTTAAGAGGAAGAAAGAGTAAGTAATTATGGCACGCCGTATTCCAAATCCAGACCCAATCCCAAAGCCGTCTCCACGCAAGGGACCATCACCTATTGTCCCACGAAAGCCAAAGCCAAAGAAGACTACGCCTCGTAAGAAGGGTGGAACTGGTTCAGATGGAAAAGTGATTTTGCCTAAGGATATGCCAAAGGGTGTTGTTCCTCGTCCTGCACCTCGCCGTCCAAAGCCAAATGGTGTTGTTCCTCGTCCTGCACGACCTGTTCCGATGCCTAATCGTAAGCCACGACCCAAGGGTGATGGACCAGTTGGTATGCCAGCCCCACGCCGTCCACGACCAAATGGTGATGGAGGAAAGGCTGTTCCTATGCCGATGCCAATTACACCAAAGCGTCCAAAGCCAAAAACTTTGCCTGCTTATCCAAGCGACAAGAAGCGTAAGCCAAATCTTCTGCCATATAAGCCGATTAAGCCGCATAAGCCAAAGAAGCCACGGAGAATTTATCTCTAATGGCTACTAAGAAGGTGGGTGGGGGTAAAACCCCACCCAAAACCTCACCAAAGAAAACAACAAAGAAACCATTAACAGCATATCAAAAGGCTATTAAAGTTCCTGATAGGTCTAAGGATAAAAATCTTAAACCTTATGATGCTAAGTGGCGTGCTGATGTTAAGCGTAAAAACGATGCTTATAATCGTAGTTTAATTCATAAATATGTTGAACCAGGTAGTCAGATTTTTGGTAGAATGGCTGTTATAGCAAGTCTTGCCGAGGCTGCATCTGGTCGTGATTTAAGCACTCCTGCAAATGTGCATAAAAAGAAAAATCGTGTTGTTGCATTAGGTGAGGCAGCGTTGGCTGCCACACCAATTAAAGGTGTTAGACAGGTTGTTCGTGCTGTTCGTAATCCACCCAAGAATAAACCTAAAGCAAATATTGGTGTAAAAACTGCTGCTGGAAAACCAACTAAAGTGTCTCTTGCTGCAAAGCCTATGTGGGATAGTTATGTTCAGTCGGAAGTTAACAAGTTGACACGACAGGCTGCTAAAAAGGCAAAGACAAAGACCGTTTCTAAACCTAAACCAAAGAAGAAATAATTATGGCTAAATTACCTATTGACGACATCCTTAAGGCTATTGCTAAGCAGTTGGCTAACAAGGGAAATCAAAAAGCCCGTTATACTTTGCTTCAAAAAACAAAAGGTATTGCCAAGGGTGCCAGTAGTCCTATTGGTGGAAAACCAAAACCAAAAGTAAAACCTAAAGCAAAGCCGAAAGCAAAACCCAAAACAAAACCCAAGGGTACTGGTACTACTGATGGTCGTCCTGTTGGTAGAATTGCCAAAACAAAGCCTGAGCGTCCACCTCGTGATTATTACCGTAAGGGTAAGACTATTCCTCAGACGGCTAGTGAGCAGCGTGCTGCGGAGCGTATGGGTAATCGTATGTTGCGTAACTCTGGTTTGGTTAATGGACCTAAGCCTCCAACTAATGGTGCTAAGCCTGTTGATGTTCGTGGTTCTATTATTCAGCCACCTTCTAAGGCTACTATGCGTCCTTCTAAGCCACGGGGTTCTTCTCCGTTTGAGGCTGACCCTATGCGTAGAGCAATGGGTGAAGATAAGGCTGCTGGTTTAACTAGGCGTACTCCTAAGAGACAGAAGGCTAAGCCAAAGGTTAAGAATCAGCCTAAGGGTACTAAGCCTAATCCTCCTGCTAAGAAGACACCTGTGGCTAATAATACTAAGCCTCGTACTTCTTCTCGTCCTAAGGGTAATTTGAAGCCACAGACACCTGCTCAGCGTGCTGCTGCTTCTAAGAGGGCTGCTGACCGTAAGGCTAAAAAGAGTGCTATTGAAAATCAGATTCCTATGACTCCCCGTTTAAAGGCACTGATTGATGAAAAGAAGTTACGCAATAACCCAATGTAGATAGAACAAAAACCTTATTTATATGAGTATTCAAGGTTCTGTCCCTGCCCATTCTTATTATGGTAAGCCTGTTAGTGGGAACCGTCCTGCTGGTCAGCAGGCTGGTTCCCGTATTGCTGCTGCCTCTGGTCCTTATTTGGGTCGTGGCAATAAGTGTGCTGGCAAGGACGACACTTGTGAAGGTAACCGTGTTAAGGATGAGGAGTTTTGTGCTGGTCATTTGAGGTCTGTTGCTAAGGTTAAGAAGGATTTGGAGGTGGCTGATGGCGTTTAGAACTATGACTGCAGCCGATATTCGGGCTGCTGTACGCAGTATTACTGACCTTGATTCTGATGATTTGCCTGATTCGTTGTTGAATCTTTATATCCGTGACGGGTATTATCGTATTTTAGACACTGAGAAGCGTTGGTCATTTTTGGAGTATTCGTTTACTTTCAACACACGAACTAATGTTCGTGAGTATGAAATTGCTACTTTAACTGATGAGCCTCTTGGTCAGGTTGTATCTATTGTGGACAATCGTGGTACTGGTTATCGTTTGGACATGATTGGTTATGACATGGCTGAACAAACCTATATTGGTTCTTACGACACGGATAGCGACCCGTTGTTTTATGCTGTTTGGGGTGGAAAGATTCATTTGTATCCTAAGCCTAATAATGTGCGTCAGTTGGTGGCTCGTGGTTATCGTGAGCCGTATGATTGGCAGACTGAGGGTGGCGATGTTGATGCGCCTGCTTCGTTGCATTTCCCGTTGGTTTATTATGCGTGCAGTCGTGTGTATCAGCAGTTGGAAGATTCTGCTATGGCAGAGATGTATAAGCGTGCCTATGATGAGGGTGTCGCTCTTGCTGTTCGCAATGCGACAACCCCAACCAGCCATGGCAATCTTGTGTTGACGCATGGACAAACAAAGCATCGTCCTACTTATAATGGCTGGCTTAATAGTCTTGGGTCTAATCGTTCTAATTGGGGACTGTAAATGTCTGCTATTCAGATTTATGAGCAGAAGGATTTCACTGGTGGTCTGAACTTGCGTTCGGACCAGTTCCAGTTGAAAGACAACGAATCTCCTGAAATGCTGAATGTTGAAATTGACCCCCGTGGTGGAATCTTCAGTCGTGGTGCTATGCAACGATTGAACCCTGATAATATTTCTGGTACTACTTGGGTTCCAAGAAAGTTATATCCTTTTTATGGTGACACTAACCATTTAATGTTGGCTAATAATAATCGTGTTTATTATATGTCAACTGCTAATAACTTTGCTGTTTTAAACACTGCTTCTGGTGTTATTAATATTACGAACGAGCATGGTGCTTGTTTTGCTGCGTGGGGTTCCACTTTATACATAGGTGCAGGTGATGCTGGTACAACTGGTTTCTATAAATGGAGTGGTGCTGGTAATGCTACGGCGTTACCTAGGGTTACTACTTCTCCTAATACTTGGGCTTCCCGTGGCGGTGGCGGTGGTGGTCATGTTCCTCGTGCCGAGCATCTTTCTGTTCATGCTAATAAATTGTTTGCTGCTTGGACTTATGAAAATGGGACGGAGTTTCCAAACCGCATTCGCTGGTCTGATGAATCGCTTCCAGAGAATTGGGTTCAAGAAGACTATATTGACATTGAGGGTGGTGGCGATGGCATCCGTGGCATGGTCGTTGTCAATGGCGCACTGGTCATTTTTAAGCCTTATGCTATTTATGTTTTGTATGGTTATTATTATGATGAGTTCAAAATAGT